ATTTGTGTATATTCATTTACTCTTTTTCTTGAAAAAACATGATGCACATAAAAAGTTTTTGTTACTAACTTAGTTGTAGCACTTTCTGTTTTATCTCTGTCTGATATAAAATTTATAATTACTTTTTCACCACCAAGTATATCATATGTTTCATACCAATTTTGATCATCATTTACTATTAAATCAGCTGTAATATATGGTTTATCTAAACTTTCATATATGTCGATTGATGCAAATACTCCTGATAAATCTAAGGCCTCACTATATCTTTCAGATTGTAAGGAAATAGATTGTACTTTGAAACTGCTTCTTTCTTGACTCATTATGTTAATAAAGCACTACTGAAAGATCGTACCACTTCTCCTATTATACCAGGTCTAATTACCTTGATTTGTTTCAATTCATCATTCTGTCTTGTTAATTCATCTAACCAAGTTTTTTCTGTGTATATAGCGGGTCTAGCTACAGTTGGATCTATATCAACATATTCACCATCAGCATTTTCATAATGATGTACTGCATTTAAACGCTTAGTTGCAGCTCTTATAACTACTATTTCATCAACTATAGTTGTAGTTGTTCTAACTACTTCACCAGTTGTAAAATCTACCCCGTTACCACCAGTAATCCAAACTTGTCCTAAATCTAAATTTCTATGTGCAACATTTCCAGTAGCAAAATTTGTTAAACTTTCTACTTGATTACCTATTGCATACTTATCAGTTAAAACAGTTTGTGTATCTATAACTCTTTCAGTATAATTATCAACTGCATATTGATAAAGTTTTTCATTTGATAAAGGCCAACCTCTTTCTCTTAAATGATTGTTCATTAAATAAAAAGTCCAATGAAAATCAGTTGTTCCATATATTTTAAATGATACTTGATCTGGGCGTTCATCTGGTAAAATATAATAATCTTGATAAGATGTTGTAGCATCTCTAATTTGAGCTATAACATCGGAAAATACAGCAATGTTTTCAACTTTATTAGATAATCCTTCGTCACCAAAAAAATAATCTATTGCTGGATATTTACTAAAATAATTTGACATTATTATCCCCCTGGAATTATCTGGCGATTGATATCCTCTGGTGTTAACAGCGGTTCATCTGGAACACCACCACTATAGTGTGCAAATTTTCTTTCTTGATCAAATGCGTCATCATTATCTTCAACTTTAACATCATGTCTACTAAGTGGTTTGTATTCAGTAAAATTCAAACTCAAATCAATTTCATTTGGAGCGCCATCAGGATGTAAGACAGCACTAGTAGCATTATAAGTTGTTGCAATAGTTCTAAGATAACAATATTTAATTGGAGTTCCAACATTTTTGAAAATACCTCCTGCTTGTGTTTTCAATTTTATTTTAAACATATTAGGATATTCTAGTGCAATTGGAAATTGTCCATTACCTGGTAACTCTTCGGGGTATGCATGAAATCTAAAAAATTTTATAATGTTTCTTACAGCAAGTGATTCTCTTTTACTTTTGGGTATAAATTTAAATGTAAATGTAAAGTCTCTGATAGATACACCATCAAATTTAGTTCTTAAATTTGGATTAATTCTAACACCCGCAGTTAATCTAACAGCATCACCTATACCACCTGGCATTAATTCTGCACCCATAGCTGCACCAATTTTAGCTGCATCACCTGTAAAAGTTCCACCCGTAAAAAAGTTTGATAAAGATGTTGCACCAGTTTTTACAGAGTTCATTAAACTACTAGCTATAGAAGTATCTCCACTATTGAAAGCATTAGCAAGTGAACCACCTTTGGCGCCTAATTCTGCACCACTATATTGTAACCCCTCGTTTACTTGAAATGATACTGGTAAAAATAATGTAGCTCTTTCACTAATCAGTGGTATAATCTTTCTTCCTGATGCTTGCGCCACATCCTGGCCAGCTGCAGCCATACCTGCCTGTAAAACACTACCACCTCCACTTATTTCATTATAAGTTGAGCTTTTAGTAAAAGTAATTGGTGCTGATGGAGCTTGTACTTTTATAGCTTGAAATACAACTTTTGATCCAACTTGTGAATGTGTATCTAGTGGATATTTTTGATGTCCTAAACCTAACATATCACCACCATAAAATTCATTAGGGATATTACCGTCGGTAATTCTGTTTTGTTGTACCATAGCTTTAACCTGTTATAAATAATTTTAAAGTATTTATATAAGATTATGGCATATTCTGGTAAGTTTAAAGTTAAGAATTTAAGTAAGTATAAAGGTGATTTTGATAATGTCATTTACCGTTCTTTATGGGAACGGCATGTATTTAAATGGTGTGATGAAAATCCTAGTGTAAAACAATGGTCGTCAGAAGAAATCATAGTACCATACTTTTATGAAGCAGATAAAAGATATCATAAATATTTTCCAGACATCAAAATAGTATTTGAAGATAAAACAGTATTAGTTGAAATTAAACCAGCTGATCAAACTGTACCGCCTACAAGTCCAAAACGCACTAAAAGATACATTGCAGAAGGTTTTACTTATGTAAAAAATATGAATAAGTGGGAAGCAGCAGAAAGATTTTGTAAAGATCGAGGTTGGGAGTTTCAAATATGGACAGAAAAAACATTACAAGAAATGAAATTACTACCAAAAACAATGCCTGGTAAACTAAAACCATTAAAACGGTTCAGACCATATAAAAGAAAACGTAAAAAATAGTTATAAATAATAGTATGGCTGGAGAGAGTTTATTTAGAGAATTAGAAATAGAAGCATTTCGTGCGGGTATTACTCCACGGACAAAACAATCTATTGAGTGGTTTAAAACTAAAGCACGACAATTATTTCGTGGGCGACAAATAAAAAATAGAGTCGATATTATGCAAGATGATGCGCTTAGTCAAAAATCCAGTATTGAAACTTCATTTAAAGGTCCAATTGGAAATATGTATATGTTCTTTTATGATGCAAAACATAAAGCAACTTTACCATATTATGATGGATTTCCTTTAACAATAATTATGGGTCCAGCAAAGGGTGGATTTAAAGGTGTTAATTTACATTATTTACACCCGGTTGCAAGAGCTAGACTTTTAGATATACTACTAGGAAATGGCGGTCAAATGCCACAAAAATATTTAGCACCAGCACTTAAACATTATCTTACTGCTCATGTTAAAAGTAGATTTGCATTAGTTGATAAACCAGAATGGGAAATTGCATCATTTTTACCCATGGCAGATTTTAGGGGTGCAGACCCACGTAAAGTTTATAAAGATACACAGGAAATGCTATGACAGCATCAATAGATAGAATAAAAAGTACTATAAATCAAAGAGGTGGTATTGCAAGACCAAATAATTTTCTTGTTGAATTACCTTCTTTACCAGGTTTTGATAGAGCAAATGATAATTTAAATATTCTATGTAGATCAGCAACAATACCAAGTAAACAAATACTTACTTCTGACAGACGAATTGGTATGGAATTTGAAAAAGTTGCATACGGATATGCAGTAGATGATGTTTCAATGTCTTTTTTGTTAACTAATGATTATTACGTTAGAAAGTATTTTGATAGATGGAAAAATTTAATAATAGGTGAAGATAAACAAATTGTGGCATACAAAGACAATTATCAAAAACCAGTAGTAATTCATCAACTTAGAAATTCTATCCCATCTTCAAGTAATTCAATAACAATAGGTGATAAAGTTACTGGACCAACATTAAGTAATATTGTTAATAATACAATTAATAATACGGTAAATTCAGTCGCATCAACATTACAATCAAAGTCATCAATAAATGCTACTATATCTACTTATTCAGTAGAACTAATTAACGCATTTCCAACAACCGTAAGTCAGATAGATTTTAATAACGAACAAGACGGAATACTTGAGTTGACAGTTGCTATGTCTTATACTAATTTTAAAAGACGTAGTGGCACACCAATATTTTTTAATATATAGGAGAAATTATGGCACTACCCAAATTGAATAGTACACCAAAGTATGAAATGGATATACCATCTACAGGTGAAACAATTAGATTCAGACCCTTTTTAATAAAAGAAGAAAAATCTATGTTAATTGCTGCAGAAAGTGGCGATAACAGAACTATATTATTATCACTTCTTGACACGTTAAAAGCGTGTTGTGATGCTGAAATAAATGAAAGTAAATTAGCAACATTTGATGTGGAATATATGTTTTTAAAACTGAGAGCTAAAAGTGTTGGTGAAACAACTAAAATAGGAATAAAGTGTAGTAATTGCGATCACGTAAATACACTAGATGTTAACATAGAGGAAATAGATATTAAAAAACCAGAAACTGAAAAATTAGTTCAGTTAACGGATAAAATACAAGTTGAATTAGATTATCCAACATTTAGTGATATATTAAATTCCGATCTTGGTATAAAATCTACAGCATCAGAGCAATTGTTTTCTATGATGAATTTTGTATTTAAAACAGTTATAACAGATGATGAAAGAATAAATTTAAAAGAAGTAAGTAAAGAAGAATTAACAGATTTTATAGAGTCAATGGACTCAAAACAATTTTCTAAAGTAAAAGATTTTATACAAGAAATACCAAAATTAAAACATAGTTATGATATAGAATGTGGTGGTTGTAAAGAAAATATTAAAGGTGATATGGAAGGATTGGCCAATTTTTTGTCCTAACTCTATCTCATGAGACACTTGAAAATTTTTATGAAACGAATTTTAGTTTGATGCAACATTGTAAATATTCGTTAAATGAAATAGAAATGATGATACCATGGGAAAGAGAAATATATTTAAGTTTATTACAAAATTATGTTAAATTAGAAAAACAGAAACTAGAAGCTGAAAGAGCAAAGATGAAGGCAAGATAATGTCGGATTTAAAAATAATAGCAGAAGAATTAAAAAGAAATAGAACTTCTATTGAACAAGGTCACGATAAAACTTCTGAGCGTTTGCAGGAGTTAACTGGGTTGTTTGGTGATTTTATCAATAAATCTTCTATGACTGCATCTGATGATTTAGAATCCAAAAGAGAAAAGAAAAACGATAGAGCGTCTGCTAGTAAAATTAAAGAAATGGGTGGAGGTATAATTTCTAAGGGTAAAGCTGCTTTAGGTGGTATAGGCGGAATGTTAGCCGGTGTTACTGGTGCTTTAGGTGGTTTAGTTAAATTAGTTGGTGGTAGTGCATTAGTTGGTTTAATAGGACTTACTGCTCTTAATTTTATTGATGTTGATAAAATAAAAGAAAATGTTACAACATTATTATCAATAGGTGAAAGATATAATGAAAATACTTTAAAAACTCTTTTAAGTGATGGTGCGGTAATAGTTGCACTAAAAGCACTTGGTACTGCTTTAGTATTCTTTGCTGCTGGTTCAGCTGTTTCAGCTGGTGTTAATGCAGGTATAGAATATTTTGGTCAAGGTAACTGGGCAGAAGCAGTTAAAACTAATGTTACAACATTACTTTCTATTGGTGAAAGATATACAGATGGTTCATTATTAGATAGTTTGAAAACTCTTTTAAGTGATGGTGCAGTAATAGTTGCACTTAAAGGTCTTGGTCTTGGTTTATTATTTTTTGGAGCAGGATCTGCAGTTGCAGCAGGTGTTCAAAAATTTTCAGAACCAGATTGGGCAAATCAAGTAAGTGAAAATGTTATAACATTATTAAGTATACCTGATAATTTTACACTTGGTGCGCTAGAAATGTTATATGATGGTGTTGGTGTAAGTGCAGCTTTAGTTGGTTTGGGTGTAGGTTTAGCGGTCTTTGGTGCAGGTGGAGCCGCGGCTGCAGGTGCTTTAGCAGTAGGTGGTAAGGACTTTGGTAAAAATATTAGAGAAAATGTTAATAACTTATTAAGTATA